ATACCCATGCATCATTATAACAAACAATATCCATATTAATTATATAATCTCGATATTGTGAAGAACGTCTATTTTGAGAAAAATTATCTTGAGTTATAATAATATAACTTTTAATTTCTTCATGTGTTCCACGAGCAATTTTAGGATTTAATCGAATATAACCTTCTTCAATCATCCTTTTTACTGTATATTTATCAACAATAGCATTGTATTCTTCATCCTTTGCTGAATCTAAACAATCGGGAGAATTAATTATTAATAACCGTTTCAATATATTACTATAAGGACGGTTCTTTATAAAAAGTGTTTCTAAAAATTTATTAATGTCCTATGGACAAGAGAAAAAGGGAGAAAATATCTTTTTCGTTGAAATTAAATCAAAACGCATAACAAACTCCTTTTATCTCATAAAGGCTCAATAGGGACTTGAATAGAAGTCTATCCATATTTTACTATAAAACCTTCTTTATTTGCTTTTTTACTAATAACCTCAAGTTTTAAAGTATCTTCAGTATAATCTAAGACTTTAACAAGAGAGTCATCTGATATGTACCAATCTTGCGGCTACTAATAATTTTTAGCTTTATACGTTAATATATCGTAAGGATGTGCGGCGGTCGGTCCATCAATTCTAGGCTAGGTATGTTCTGCATCATAGGTGACCTCCGCCTAGATCTGAGCGGCTTCCGCTTCTTTCAATTCCTTAACGAATTGATCCGCAGAAGCATAAGTTTCTTTTAACGCCACTCTTATAATACCTGAACTAAAATCTCCCGTTTTACTTGTACTATAATTTTCATTATAGGCTTGAACTTCCCAAGGTTTTCCATTAATTATTATTCTATCAAAACGTTGAAAATATGCTAATGTATCTTCATCTTTTGTTATGTATAATAACTTAGTATAGTTCATATCATTCCAAACAACTCCACGCTTTGTATTCCAAAGAGCAGTTGTTTCATTTGGTCCCGTCATCCATCCTCTATAACTAACTGTATTTTCATTACCTTCATCATCTATAATAATAATCTAAATCTATTCGTCAGCTTTACGAATCTCCGCTCTAAAATAAGCAGTCTATTCAGAATATTGCATATAGACAATCCAATAAGTATCAGGGGTCCATTCTTCCTTATTTCCATGAACCCATTTAAAAACAGTTCCATTATGAAAATCAGTATCTATCTATTCTTCACTATCTTCCGGTGCTTCCTTAAAAGGTATTGAAATAATCTTATCCTCATAATCAACTTTTAATTTATCGTGATTAATTAAAGCCTTAAAGAAAGGAGCCGCAGAAGTTAAAGAATCAACAATCTCTTCTAAAGCTCGAATATATCTAGCTGAGTATTTGTCAGTAATAACAGCTAAACTAGTATACTAATCTTCAAGTTTACTTAAAATATTATTTTGGTTATCACTTAACTCTTGATTATCTTGAAGTAAAGTAATAATAGAAATAATATTATTAGCTAAACTATCTTTTTTAACATCATATTTTTGAACGATTGCTCTTTGATAAGATGCTAATAAAGCCTTTTTTAAACTTCTTAACTTATCCTATCTCATTCTCGTCCACTGATCTTCACCACCAAAAACACTTAATCGTTTATTCATTTTATCAAGACTTGAACCGAAATCATAACTATGGCTAGGATTTTTATTTAAATCGGCCCGAAACCTTTTCCGCATATTATCTCTCGCAGACATGATTCCTTAATTCACCTAGTAAACTTAAAAGTTCTAATATAATCCTGCGATACACAGGCATATCAAAATCTCCAGTTAAACTAAGTAACCCTTTCATTTTACATAGAATAGAAAAGAATAACTCATCCTAGCCATCTATTAAATCAGCCATTCCCGCAAGTTCTTCAATTAAAGTTTCTAATGGTTTTTCCCAATTCTTTCCTTCTTCCCTTAAAGGAAGTAATTTATAAACTTGATTTATAATTCTTTTTAAATTATTATCTATTGCGTTCTTAGTAATAGAAATTCCTAAAGTTAAAACCACTTGTTCCATACGCCAGTTCCTCCTCTAGGTTGTTTTTCCATTATAGAACCCATAGTTGATTTATAAACTCCACTTTCAGGGTCTACTTTACGTCTTTTGTAAAGTCTCTGTAAATGGAATCCCTCTCTCTAATAATCTTTCTTTAATTGTAGAATTTTCTGCATATGGTTAGCTTGAGAAGTAAATTTAAAATCACTTCCGCTGTACTTCATACGGGTATTTTCAATAGTAGCTAACTGCTGTCCTAACCATTCTACAATCATATAAGTCGCAATTATATTTACTTCCTATTGAGTTAATTTATTTACAAAACTTCGTGTTGTAAATGGTTCTCCTATTTCATCAAACTCCCCTTCAACTTCCTTATCTTCATACTCAAGACTTTGTCTCGGAAATTCAAATTTAGGCAAAGCAGAAATTAGAAGTTCCTATAAAATCTTATCAGTATCCTAAGGAGTTAATTCCATATACATATCATCTGTAATTTTTGAAAGAAAACTGTCATAAACAACAGAGAAAGGTGTATAATTCATTTCATCCATCATACACCTCCTAATTATTATTTACTTACGCGGCGGCCCTTGGTATCTGCGGTTGACTCAGACCCAGTCTTTCTTACGACTCGTCTCTTTGTAGGAGCGGCCGCAGTTTGAGGCATATCAGCTTCAGTTTCTTTTTTAATCTGAATCGCATTAGTTACATTAAAATTAGTCTTTTCCAATATTGCTTCTCTTTTAGCAACATCATTTAAAGGTAATTCAACCGCTAAAGTTTTAACCAATTCAATTACACCTTCTGGTGCAAAATCTAAACAATCTAATAACTCATCTAAAGAACCATTCACTAATAAATTTTTAACATCCGCTGGAGTATAATTATATTCAGGTTCTACTTGTCCAAGAATTATCTTAATAGCTTCTTTGTTATTTAAAACGAAATTGTTTTTAAGTAAACTCATTCCACCTGGTTCATAAGATAACTTAATAAGCTCTTCTAATGTAACTTCTTTAACTTCATTTGGCTGAAAAACTCTATGTAATCCATTCATTTCAGGAATATCATAGAAAACTGCCGCATTATCTCTATTACAAATTTTTATTATTGTATTCTTATCCATTTTAAACTCCTTTTACCTCTAGTAAAAAAAGGGCTTAAACATTACTCTATATAATATTTAAGCCCTTAAATTTATCTTAATTAAAATTACGGATTTTCCTCATCTGTTGTTTCTTCTGTTGGATCTGTAAGTTCATACCAACCTGTATTATGAGTAGTATCTTCCCAAGCACCAGCCGCGCCAGGTAAATTACCTTTAGTTAAAGAACTATTCTTATAAACACAAATACCAGGATTTACATGATAAACAGCTACACCCATCTTCTTGTATGTCTGAATCTCTCTTGACCAGTCATCATTCTCTACTTCTCTAACAGCTGAGCTACCTTCAAAGGCAACCTTAACAGGCTTCTCTGCACCAGTAGGAATAATCCAAGCATATGATGGATCCATAACCTTAACTTCATTATCAGCATCCTCGAAACTCTGAGGAAGAATAATTACTGTATGACCTTTATAATTTCCAAATGTACCATTATTCCAAAGGTCTTCCTTCATTCTATCAGAAAGAGCATTGTAATTAATAGCAGTTCCGTTCATTGGACGAATTGTTGCAGCAAATTCATATGTGCAATAAATTGTACTCTTGCCATAAACATCAGCAATAGCAATTAAACGGTCAAACTCATTTTCATTCCAAGTATTACCCTTTACCTTATTGGCTCTAGGAATATTTGTACTATTTGCTAATTGTTCCATAGCCTTAGCGATTTCTTTATAAACGACCTCGTCAAGACCTTCAAGAACTAAATTATAAACATCAGCCATTGTAATACGACCATCAAGGAACTCCTCGAAGCCGATTTCAGCTGCTCCGCCGTATGCAGCCATGTTGACTTCCATTGTATATCCATCAAGCTTAAATGTTTCATATCTACCAGCAAGACCTACTCTTGTTACGAAGCTCTTAGCGCGCTTCTTAGAGTATTCACTAACTCTTACACGGAATACAGGCTTGTCACCCTGTGCATAGGTCTTGGTATCAGCAAACTGACCATAATTCTGCATAACCTTTGCAGGAAGAATTTCGTCAAGTCCTTCTTCAATCAGTCTGAAAATTGTATTCTTATTCTCACGGTATAAAGCATATGTACCCGCAAGTTCATTCATTTCTTTTTGAAAAACTTCATTAAGAGCTTCAAATGTTAATTTCTTATCGCCCCAAGCGAACGCAGTTGAAGGATTTAATGAAGCACGTGCAGTAGCCTTAGCTAATGCTGAAAGTTGATTTCTATCTAAAGCCATCGTTATTTCCTCCTTTTAATTACTGTATTCTTTGAAGCTTTACTGCGTATTGTTGATCTGGTAATTTATAAGCAGGTTTTGTTTCATTTTGTCCAAGATTCATTTGTGTAAAATGAGGAACGACTTGGAAAACAATACCTATTGCAGGTTTTGTCTTAGAACCGACAAGCCAGCCATCATCACCAATTACAACATAACTTGCTTCAGCAAGTTCAGGAATAGTAATTTCATCATTATCTCCATTTACTGTTACAGGGGTTTCAGAACCTTTTTTTGTACCTTTAAAAGTATTTGTTGTAAAAATATCACCAACAAATGTTCTTAAAAGTCTAGGATAAATAACACCATCCGACATATCTGATGCTTTCATAGCAAAATCTTTATGATTCTGGCGTCTTTCATCATATAATTTTTCTTCATTATAAACAAGGAACCACTCAATGTCTCCACTAGTAGTAGCCTTACCATGCGCATAGTCATATTTTAAAAACTGTCCATTTTCAAGCTGAGTGATTGGTTTACCATCAGCGCCAAGAGCAGGAAGTTGAGCATAGATTTGACCATTGTGTGGAGCAGCCATATGTTGACGTTCTACTTGTCCATAGCCTTTTCTTGTTGCCATATTAAGTATCCTCCTAATTAATATCTATTCATTGCAGATTCAACTGCTCTCACCCATTCTGGAACTGTTGAATCTTCAGTTGCCTTAACATCAAAAGTAGTAACAGGACTATCATCCTATTCTTCTTTTGATTCTTCATTTTCAGAAGAAGTATCTAAATTAAAATTGACCCCTTTTCGATAGCCAATTAATGCTAATTTTGATTCAATTTCTTCTAATGAATATTCACTCTTATGTTCAATAACATCTTTCTTATCTTCATCAGAAAGCATATAGAATCTTTCAATAAGTTCGTCCTTCTCTTTGTCCTCTATTTTTCTCTTGAAAGTTCTTAGTTCTTCTACTTCTTCTTTTAAAGAAGCATAACTAGATTGCAACTCATTATATTCCTGTTCAAGGACAGTGAATTTCTTCTTCTTATCTTCTTCATCTTTCTTCTCTTTATCCTCAGTGGAATCATCTTCTTTATCACCAGAAGCATTTCCACCTTTGTCTTCATCCTTCTTATCATCCTCATTTTCAGAAGGATTTTCTTTTTCTTTTTTGTCCTCTTCATCATCTTTCTTAAATTCTGAAGTAGGAGCTTGCTCACTAGATGAAGACTCATTCTCATTAACTTGATTTTCAGTAAATTCTGTTGTAACCTCAGGTTCTACTGTAGTTACTTCAGCTTCTTTTACTGGTTCAGTTACTTTCACCATAGTATTGCCTCCTTCTAAAGCATACTTTAATTCTTCCATCATAGTGAACAGAGTATGCTTAAAATTCTCGTCCAGAGAAAAAGTTGCACTTACTCCAGGAGCTGTTACAGCACTACCCTAGAAACAAGGTTCAACTTCATCTCCTAAAATACAGAGTTTCTCAAATATTGCGTCATTAATTATAAAAAATTCCATATTATTTTTTGGATTTGTTGCCCAATGTCCTTTTAAAGTTTTTTCATCCAATTCCATTGAATGAGGTTTTCCATCATCCTAATAAACTTTTTTAACCTATTCAAATTGACCCTACCATAAATATCCAGTAGTCATTAAATAAGTTCTAACTATAGAATTTCCAAATTCATCTTCCTCTTCAAAATCTTGAAACCAGACTTTTGCATTAGGAGCAACAAAACCATATGGTTTAGTATTATTCTTAAAATGAACACCATCCCCATCGATAGTTATTTCTTCTCCATGGTCTGAAAAATCTTCTTTGTCTGGTCTATAATATCCAACAATAGGAGCACCTCTAAGAGTTTTAGCCATCTAGGTAGCAACTTCTTTAGAAATAAAACTCTTATTACGATTTTCTCCAATATAAAAAACTTTTATTTCACATGCAGACATTAAAGGATTAATATCAAGAGGAGTAAGATTAATAAACTCTGGACCTTTTATAGTAGCTACACTTCTATGTGCTAAACTCATTTTTTACCCCCTTACATACTTTCTCTATTTTGTAATGTTTTCTCGCTTTTCTAATTATCTGCTTTCTATGGGCGGCCGGCCCCTTCTCCAGAAGACTCTGGATTATTTCCTGCTTGACCTGAGCCTCCGCGTGAAGCCGCAGACCGCGCCTGCAATGCTTCAGCGTTCATTGTATTAGATGTAAGCGGAGGAACAAATACACGAACAAGGTCTAATATATCATTTTCAAAGTACGCATTAGCTAATACAGAACTTTGAGTTTGACCAAGTGCTACTTGAGGTAACATCTTATTATATCCCATCTGCGCTTGCTCTTTATACAGTTTCGCCATCTATTTATAATTATAAATAGTTGTTGTCAGAAATTGAGCCTGAAAATAACATCTCTTAGGAGACTTGTTAAATTGTTCAAGCATCAAATTTAAAAATGATTCAAATTGTACTAAAAGATTATACATAGAAGCTTCATCATTAAGAATAGAATTATTCAAAGCAGTATTATTATCACTGTTAAATTGTTGTTGTGAAACACCAGCTTCATTATATACTGCTCTTTCTACTTTTGATAATTCATCTACGGTTGTGGTTGTACCTCGGTCTGACATATCAGCCACTTCAACGTCCGCAAATGTAGTTAAAACATCTACTCCTATTGCTCTTGTCAACATTCTAACTGTATTGTTATGAATTTCTTGAACTTCGTCTAAATCAAAAATTAAATCACCATTCTTATCTAATGGCATTTTTTGAACAATAACTTTCATTAATTTTTGAGCCATTTTTCTTCTATCTAAATCCTTTGCATTATCTAAATCAATAATAGCAGGAATAACAGAAATAAAAGCGGGATAATCCTAGTCATTAAGATTAAACTTAATTGTACTCTTAGGGTCTAATAAATACCAACCTGGACTATCTCCAGGGAAAGTTGGCATTAATTTACCTTTACGATATAGATTATAACCCTTTTTAAACTCTGGCGGAAATAGTTTTAAAACCGCCTGCCGCTGTCTTTCATCATGGAAATAATCATCAAAATAACGCATGTTAAACTAAACAACTGGTCTATTGTCTACTTTATAACGAGTACGACAATATTTGATAGGTAACTCTTGGACAGTCATTTTATTAGGTCTAGGAATTAAATATCCATAATAACAACCATTTTTAATAACTTTTAAAGCAACTTCTCCACAAAATCTTTTAACCTAAAATGCTTCAAAATATTTCAATACTTTAAAGAAATTAGCAAATTGTTTTTTGCGGGCCTTATTATCTGCCTCAGTCTAGACTGCTCCTACATCACCCAGGCCGCTATCTTGATCAAGTAAGCCTTCGCAATTTTCAATATAAGGAGTAATGAACCAATCATACTTATATAAATAAGCCATGTATCTACATAGTCTAGCATAAATACCACTAGTCTTATAAAAGAAATTAGAAATCTCTCTCATCATTTCAATATTTCCAGTATTAATTGCCATTAATACCTATTTCTTATCACCTAAAGTAGGATTAATTCTTTTATATTCTCCAATATTTAAAATTGCATCTTCAAGTGTTTTAGTTCCAACTTTTATTTTTGAATAATCTAGCTTCCCATTGCCGGTGCCTTCTAGCATTAAATTTTGTTTTCTTATTTCTGCTGCTCTATTTATCAAAGAAGTCACCTTAACCTTTCATTAAAAAATATCTGCTTTTTCCATAATGTAATCATATGTAATTAAATTTTCATCCCAATAAGGAATTAATATTAATTTAATTCCATGTTTCTTACAATACTAACGTTTCTGCATATCATAATATTGTTGCTTATTTAATCCAGAAACACCGCCAAAGATACTTTTTGCTTTATAATGTTGGATTCCTTGATACTAAATCAAAAATTCCAATTCATCATCATCATCAAAGACAGCGAAGTCAAACCTTAAGGCATGACCTCCCTGTCCTATTAAATCAGGAAAACTATACTCTTCTTTAAAGTTGAGACCCGCATTTGACAAAATTTCTTCTATCTTTATTTCTGCTCTTGAACTTCTCATAGAAATATATTTCTCCTTTCTTGTTTTACATTTATATTTAAAAAAATACAATTTCTTGTTTTGAAAAAATGTCCATTATTTTTAAGAAGAAAATAAGAAAAGTTTACTAACATCTCTTCCTCTCCTTTTCTTCTTTCTATCTTCTTCCTTTTTAATATAATACAAACCATACACAAAAGAAGAAAACTTATCCTTTTTTATACCTCTGTTCTCTTGTTTTAAAATAATATTAACACCTTCATTATCTTCAACAAGATTAAGCATTTGTTCTCTTAAAATAGTTGTAAGAACAAAAGGCTTCAAATACTCATTTCTTTTATCAACAGTCATATTCTGTCCTTGTTTCGTTTCCATTAACTTAGCTTTTGCCTAAGCTTCATCTATTAAAAACTTAATCTTGCCGCTAGACATCTGAGTTTGAGCAAAAGAATAAGCCTATGTATTAATTGGAGCATTAGCTTTTATTTGGAAAATAGCATCTTTCTATACATCATTAACTCCTTTAAAGTATTTTTTATAAACACCTTCTTCATCATTCTAAATTCCAAAAGGAGGCAAATACTATCCATCTGGAGTTTCTTGAGCCTTTACCATAAAGTCTAATAGACCAATGCCCAAACCGTTTGTATCTAATGCAATCGCGCGAGCTTTATATTTATAAAATAATTTCTTTATATTTATAGCTTGCTACTCAAAATGTTCTGCATCATAGGTGTAGATATTAACAAGAGACTTTAAAGCAACCCCCTGTGGCTGCGGCGTCACCTTGAAGATA